AGACACCCTGATTTACCCGATAGGCATAGCCATATTCACTATCAGGAGTTTCCCACAGAACGAGATTGAGAATCTTGCCGTTCTTGCCCTCGTAGAGATGAGCCTTGTCGATCTTGGAGACGTTGATAGATACGCTAATCATTGTTTTTTTAGGTTTAGGTTTACTGACGGAAATCAGAACGGGTCGTCCTTCTGGACGGGCTTGGGCACGTAGGTCTTAATGACAGGGTTGGCTGGACGCGCAGCCTCACCGTCGTCGTCTTCCTGCGTAATGCAGAGGAATGCGGCGAGGGCGTAACGACGGAGATAGGTCGTGGCAGAGCCCACTCCCTGCGGGTCAGTCTTCGGAAGCGGGGAGGATGCGGTGTCCTCAATCCATTGCCCGGAGGTGTGCAGGAGGCGGGTGGTCAGATGCACCCGATCCCCGCCGTCTCCAAGCGTCTGGAGCACCACAATGCCAGCCTTATTGAGCGGGGCCTTGGTGGCCTCAATGACGCTTCCGAGGGAGGCGTAGCTGTTCTTGAAGTGCGGGTTCTTGGCGTCCTTGCTGGCATTCGCCACCTCGCGTTGAGCGACCAGAAGGGCCGCAGAGATCAGGTCAATTTTGTCCGATGTTTTCATTTTTATCCTCCATCATTTCGTTGGTTTCCTGCATCCAAAGCATAGCCATCTCAACAACCTCAGCCTGCTCTTGGCAGTCGGGTTCGGGAAAGCGGTTAAGAAAGCCGCTGATCACTAGCGCAGCTTTAGCGAGCTGCGTCTCGTAGTCGTTTCGTGTGAGTTTCATTTTTATCATCTTTATCTCGCTTCTCTTGTGGTGGATTCTTCTGCGGAAGGGAAGCCTTTTCTTTTCCGAAAACTCTATCCCAGCCACTACGAAAGGCTTCCGAGTGATTATTCCGGGGTGAATCTCCTTTGCCTGCGCTCATCGTGCGATCTGCTGGAACTTGGTGGTGGGACGGTTGAAGACCATTCGGATGGAGGCGCAGCCGTTGTCGCGGCCCTTGGCCTGCACGATCTCCACCTCTAGGTTCTGGACTGTCTGGTCGTTGAGGGTCTGCGTGCCTCCCTCGGAGTTCTCGGACGGAAGATGGATGAAGATCACCCGGTCTGCGTCCTGCTCAATGTTGCCGGACTCCCGGAGGTCTGAGAGGCGGGGCACGCGGTTCTCACGTTCCACCTCCCGGCTCACCTGAGCCAGCAGGATGACGGGGATACCCATAGACACGGCCAAGTCCTTAAAGGCTAGGGTCGTCTGTCCGATAGCAATGTCCCGAGTCTCGCCTTTGCCGTGCGGCGGCACATAGAGTTGGAGGTAGTCGATCACGACGGCTTTGACCTGCATAAACGCTTTGCACGCTTCAATGCGGGCGGCGATCTGGGACGGGTTCCGATCCGAGTCGAAGATGTGCAGACGCTTCGATAAGTTCGTCTCAATGTCCTTCAGGGCGTTCTCAAACGCTTTGATCTGGTGCTGGGAGGCTTGCCGGGATTCGATGGCGCGGACTGATACGCCCGACATCATCCCAGCCAGTCCCTTACAGACTTTCTTCACCGGCATCTCACGCGAAAAGAGGAGCGTGTCGCCATATCGGGACGCAAAGTGGCGGCAGATGTCGCGGGCCATCGAGGACTTACCGACACCCGGACGGGCAGCGATGACGATCAGTTCACCACCAGTCGCAGCCCCCAACTCCTTGGTCATATCCGGCCAAGGCCAAGTCATCCCGGTTTGCTCAGCCTCACCTGAGAGCAGCTTGGCGAGGTCCGCCATCACCTGTGAGGCGGCGTCTTTGAGGCTTACCTGAGTAGCGGTCTGATTGCGGATAGCCAAGACCTTGCTGATCTTGGCGACGAACTCATCGACCTGTGGCTTGCCAGCTAGGGCCATTTGCGTGGTCTCTGAGGCCACTACAGCCAGCTCCCGCGCCTGATACGCATCGCGGAGCGCATCTAGGCTGTAAACGAACGCTAGGGGTGTAGGCGAGGCTCCTGAGATGTCCGCGAAGTTCTGTATGCCTCCGCACTTCTTGAGATCCGGGTCGGTCTTCTTGAGTTCCGCGCAAATGATGTGCGGCTCTAGTCCAATCCCCCGGATGTGGGCCTCGTTGACCTGTTTCCAGATCACTTTGGCAAACTGGTTGTAGAACCAAGCCTCTGTGACTTTGTAGTCCAGAGCTTTTAGGAGGGCCGATGGACCCTCGTTCATTACGACTGAGAGGACGATCCTCTCAGCCTCTTCATTGTGCGGGAGTTTCATTTTGTATCTTTCTCCGAGCTAAGATGTGTTTATGTTCTTCGTTGGTTAAATAATGACGCTGATAGCCCATCGTGGTGATTCGATGGGATACGGTTTTCGGATCGATCTGCCGGAACTCAGCCCTCAATTCCTTGAGGGTCATTCCAGCGCGAACAGCGTTCTCAAAACGAATCCGTAAAGATAGCGTCGAGTTTGGCGATCTGTGCCACGCTGAGGTGTTGGACGACTTCGGGGTCGCGGATGAAGGCTGTGAGGGCATATATTTGTGTTTCTAGATTGGCGGCGAACTCGGCTTTAACTTTGGCCGGTCTGCCGCATTGCAGGACATCAAGCTGGGCTTTTGCTGTTAAGGGAGTCACGTAACCAACCTCCTATCCACGCCCCGCTTATCAGCAATGGCGATTCGCTCGGCCTCAGTCGCCCAGATGAGCTTTAGTCCGATGCGTCGTCGCTGGCGTTTAATCGCACGCCATCCGCAGCGTAGGTCTGCGATGATCTCCTTGACCATCTGCATTTGCATCAGGCGGCGCTCTATCTCCTGAGCTTTGGGATGCATTGGATAGCTCACGGCTGCTCCTCCTTCTGTTGATGCCAAGGATCGCGGCAAAGCGCCATCTCACCATTGAAGTTGGTGATGATGTAGCCCGCTTTGATGATGAGTTTCTGTAGCGCGGCGTTCTCGCGCTCCAACCGCTCAATTATTGTCCGGAGATGAAGCTCTTGGTCACTCACGGCTTCTCCTTTCGTGCGGCGTCGATGGCGGCGCGAATGTCTTCCCCGAGCGGTGGATGCGGCCAATAATTCGAGTTCTGCAACCAATCCAACCGCTGCTTATCCGCCCGCAGCGCGGCGTTTTCGCGCTCCAGTTGTTTCACCTTCCCGACTAGTGGAGCAACGCACGAGCAATGTTGCTCGTCGGATCGATGATCCAATGCGTGCGCTACCGCATTCTCCCAGTCCGCTATTTTTTCACGCAGGGACTCGTTCTGAGCGAACATCAACTCGCTTTGCCGCTGGCCCTCGCAGGCCCGTCCATCACAAGTCTCACAGAGCCAGCCCGTCCGAGCGTTGTCCAATTGCCTTTGGAGGTCGTCCACCTGAGCCTTCAGTTCCGCCTCGCGGCGGTAGTAGGCTGTGATGGCGATCATATCGCCGTGCTCGTTGATCACGCGGCACCTCCAATCTGCTTGATGTAATGAACGGCTCGGAGGGCGTTGTCTCGCATCATCGCCCGGGCTCCCTGCCGGAATTGGTCCCGAGTTTCGTATCGGGAGTTCAGCCGATGCGTTTCGGCCCGTCCAAGGAAATAGGCGGCCATCGCCACCGGGCTATATAGGGCTGGTCTCTTAATCTTCATTGTGTGCTGCTTTCTCTGTTTGGTTTTGGTTTCCTACGACGGGGCGTTTCCCCGTCTGCATCCATTGAAGGCACAGGAGATACCCGTGCGCGTCAATCAAATTGTCGTCCTTCGGCTTATGTGCCTGTCTCCTAAGCTTTAAGGCACACATCATCAGGGGAACATCCTCTGCGGTGATGGGGCTCGTCAGCCGGGTGTTCAGGAGTCCGGTCCACATCGCCGCGATGCCGCTGAAGTCCTGATCCGGGGTGCCGTAGCTCTCGTTCCTGTCCCCGGTGATCAGCCTGATGGCTTCTTCTGCGTGATTCACTCAAAGTCCTCCCGGTCAGGGCCATCTTCGCTTTGGATCACGATTCCGACTACGACTCCGATGAGGAATCCCAGTCCGCTGCATATTAGTGTCATCATCTGTTTTGTTGGGTTTTAGGTTAAGGATTTGAATGTATGTTTTTTCCGATCCGCCACAGGGCGAAGCGTAGCTGAGTCCCGGCAGTAACATCTAAAGATCACTCTTGTCTACTGACCTAGCCGAGATGCAAGAGACTTCCATAGGGGTTCCTATGGTCTGCTGTTCCCGTTGGCTTATTCCTCCAAGGCAAGCTCAGAGTTTCGGGTTGGGCGGTTCTGACCTGAGCCTGAGTGCTTTAGAGCCCCCACGCCACCGCTATCGAAGTCTCAACAAGTTTCACGGTGGACTTTTGCCCAACTAACCTAGCCAAGCTAAGTGTGTCGCCGTTTAAGGCGTCCGGTGCTTTGTAGCTGATACGTGGCCGGAACCCTACGCGGGCTCCTTAAAAGAAAGAAGCCCGGCGAGGTGATGGACTCGACCGGGCTCGGGCTTCTTGCCCCAAACTTAGTTGAGCGGCCATCACACCGCATCTGACATCGCTGACGATGCAGACTAGACGGTTGACATCAAGCTTTAGATGCGTGATTTTGCCTTTAAGAATGGAAACACTTGAAAGTCAGCTAGATATGTTTGAAGAAAGTTCGAAGAGAGTGAAGGTTTTAAACGGAATCCCCGCCAAGAAAGTAGCCATCACCCTAGCTTCCCAGATTACGCTTCCTTCTATCGTTAAGCCATTTACGGCTATTCGGATGAGCCCAACTGAGATCCTCATCCTTAATGAGGGATTCGACCTTTAAGGAGTAGCGGGTGGATTCGCCCTTTAAGGCGTATTGGGAGTTAGGCCCGTGCCTCCATATGTTGGCCCGGGTCTGCAACGTGTCGGGTAGCCGGTGCCGCGCCACCCACCTGTCCGTGTAAAGGCAGAACAAGCGGAAGGACCCGTCGAGCGAGGATCGGTCCTTTAAGGAGGCTTGGTGCCCCCAGTTTTGAATGTCCTTAACCACGGCTGGCTGGATTTGAGCCGGGCCTACAGCGGACCCGTTGCGGGCGTTCAGGTCGCCGCTGGACTCCATTTGGACAATCGCGAGGAATAGGATCAGGAGTTGGGATTCGGTCATAAATGCGGGGGATTCACCCTTTAAGGCGGATTTGCCATTTAAGGGGATTCGTCTTTTAAGGCGGTTTTCCACCTAACGCCCGCGCCCGGCAAGCTTCTTCCCGGCGCATAGGTACGCAGAGGGCACTACGTAGGGGAAAGACCCTAGGCGTGCACTGGGGAATGTTGCCCAGTTTCGGAAATCGCCAGAAACGGCCTTTGCTTGCGTTTCTAGCCACTTTGACCCGCTGCGGCTACGTTGACACTCCCCGCGTTCCCAGCGCCCCGCAAAACGCAAGGAAACGCGCAAGGGAAAGCCCGAATCCAAGGCGGAACACCCGCTCTCGGCACCCGGACGCAAAAAAGGCACCCCCGGCAAAGGGGTGCCCGAATAGCGGGAAGCCTAAGTTAACCTAAAAGCGCAAGCCCGACGCCGTAGCAAAGGAAGCCAAGGCAAACGACAAGCCAAACGGCGGTTGCGATGAAGTCTCCCTTTTTCACGATGCACCCCCCGCAATGGCGCTTGCCTTACGGGCTGCGGTGCCGTGAGCCGGAAAGCCGACGATAACGGAACGCGAACCCCTCGCGCAAAGCTGGCAAGTGGCGCAAGACACTCCCTCGCGTTGCGTAGCGGGGCAAATAACCACCTTGCGCCCGGCTGGCGTGCGTGTGTTCTCGGTTTGGTTCGCGGGCAGCACGCAAACCACGGGCCCGGCTCCGGTCTCCGCTAGGGCGTCCGCGTCCGCTAGGGAGTTGCCCGATAGGTTGACCACAAGCCCCGCGTCATTCGCCTCGCGAATCGCCGCGAGGGCTTCGGGGCTCCGCTTGTGGGAGTAGCTAAACCCCCGCTTGCCGCGATTGGCGCGGAGTAGCTGCCGCAATTCGCCGAGGTTCACGCTTTCGCCCCTGCCCGGTAGGTCTCCCGCTTGGTTCAGGCGCCATAGCTGCCCGGCTGGCAAGCTGGCAATGGCAATGCAGAATTCGCCCCACGGCATTCCGCGCTCGCGTTCCGCTAGCTTGCGCCAATGCAACGCAAGCGGCCCGGACTTGGCGTAGCACCCTGCATCACGGAACGGACAAGAAGGAGGGCAGGAATCCGGCTCCGTAGTTGATACGGGAATGGGGCCCGTTTTAGCGTTGGCGCTTTTCAGCGTCAAGTGTGCCCACGTCACGCCGCACCCCCTTTCACCTCGCGCAAGGCTTCCGCATACGTTAACTCCCCGTCGCCGTGGCCTCCAAAGCGCGAAAAGTGAAGCGCCGAAAGCTTCCGGCGAATCTCCGGCCCCGGAAGCCCAATTGATACGTTCCAAGCCTCATTCGCGCTCTCAATAAAAGGACTCGAAATCCCTGCATTGCGCGAAACTTTCCAAGCCCGAAATTGTTTTGGAGTCAGGCTCACGCGGCACCCCCTTTGACCTCGCGCACAATATGCACCCACCGGCCCGGCCCCAAGTGTGCCGAATCCGAAAGCCCGAAAGCGTTCGCCTGAAGGTTAAGGAAAAGGCGAACCGCAAGGGCGTGATTTTCAGCGGAGGAGTAGGCGTAATTCCAAGCGAATTCCTTGCGCGGCACCGTCTCGCCCGCCGAGGTGAAAGAGCACGCAATACGCGGGCCCTTTGTATCGGTAGCGGGCAAGCTCTTGGAGAGAACGGCGCGATTCATTCGGCACCCCCAATCCCGGCGGCAAACATTTCCCCGGCAACCTCATTCAACAATTCGGCAACCGCATCATCGGCTTGCACCCGGGCTTCCCCTAAAGATTCCGCCGTGATCCCGCCGGAGAAAAGCCCTTCAATTTCATCCGCCGCATTCATGATGCAAGGAAGGTCCGGAAGATCCGAAAGGCTAAGGAAGCCCTTGGTTGCAAGGGTGCAGGAGCCGCGGAGAACGGCAAACGCTGCCGGACGGGCGCCCTTGGATTCGTAAATCCTTTGCATTTTTTCAACCGCTGCCGGGCTTGGCTGACGTTGGGTGTTTGTGTGCATTTGTTTTTTTGTGTTAGGCTCGAGTGTCTCGAGCGTGGCGAAACAGTAGCAGAAGCACCCCTCGCGTTCAATACGTAGTTCTACGCAATCGCAAGGGATCCGAATCCCGGCAAACCTAATCCCCGCAACCCAAAGCCCCAAAGGCCCCAAGTCCCCCAAGCAAAGGGACACGTGAGGGACACGTAAGAGAGAGGCCTGAGTCACGGCTAGAGTCGCGGCTAGAGTCACGGCTAGAGTGAGGCAAGCGAGTGAGTGGCGCAGGCAATCCTTTCCCCCCTTAAAGCCTCGCCTCGCCCGCGCAGGTGTTGCTATTCACACTTGTGCTCAGGGTATTTCCCCTAGTTCTACCCCTAGGGTGATCACCTCATTCCAATTGGGGGGGGGGGAGGGGGTTGGTGGGGTGGGGGGGTGGGTAAATTGGGATTGCTCCACTCGACCCTTTTAAAAAATTCCCAAGATGTCGCCCTATGCTCCACTAACCCCTTTTAAAAAATTCCCAATATGTCCCTAAAAGCCGCCCTATGCGATTAGGCTTGATCCGCCCCATTGGGGCGTACCAGCATAGCCCGATGACCAAAGAACGCGCTAAACGGGCTAGAAAGCCTGTTAGTGAGATGGCGGTGGAGATTGCTAAGTTCGGGGAGGCTGAGGGGAACTATCTGGAAAGGCGGGACCCGGCTAAGGCCGTGAAGGCTTTGGAGATGTTGGCGGAGGGGTGCTCATTTGGGAAGATCAGGGAGGAGCTGGGGATGAAGTGGGAGACGATTAGTCGGCTAAAGGCTAGGCATCAGATGGTCTTGGAGGATAGGCGGCGGGAGTTGGCGCAGGATGCGCTGGAGATTGCGGAGGGGTTGAGACTCTTGCAGAAGGAGAAGATGAGGCAGTTGGCGGAGGACCCTGAGCAGTTGGCGCGGACCAACATCCGGGATTTGGCTATTCCTTGGGGGATAGCTAATGACAAGTTTCTTGCAGCTCTGGGGGAGAACAAGGTGGTGGTGGAGCACAAGGGTGCCGCGCCTAGCTTGGAGGATGCGATGAAGGCTATTGAGGAAGCTAGGGCCAAGCTGAAGGCCAGTAGCGTGGAAGTGGTGGCTAAACCCGTGGAGGCGTGTTGAAAAGGCTGGGGTGTTTTTTCAACAACGTGCAAAGCAAACTAGGCTTTCCTTTAATTCCATTTTCCGGAATTAAAGAAAACTAGGCTTTCCTTTAATAATGGCCCTAGTCTGGGAACCGCACGAAGTTCTAAAGCCGCCGACTGACGAGGAGTTGGCGGCGATGGAGCCGCAGGATGTTCTGAAGCTCCACGAGCTTTACCACTCGGCTATCTCCAATAGCAGGCGTGACCCCTATCGGTACGGGTGGAAGCTGCCCCATTGGCGGGATGCCGAGGAACTGCTCCAGACCCACGCAGAATTGCTAGTAAGTGGCGGAAATCGTTCTGGCAAAACAAGTTGGGCAGCACACGCCGTAGTTAAGTCTGCGGTGGAGAACCCCGGCTCCGTCATTATGTGCTTTGCCCAGAATGCGGATGTCTCCATCCGTCAGCAGCAGTCTGCGGTGTATGACGCTCTGCCGGAAGAGTTTAAGGTGAAGGTGTTGGGTACGGAAGAGAACGTGTCCTACACCCGGAAGAACGGCTTCTCCAAGTCCAGCCTCATCCTCCCAGTCAGCAAGAGTTCCATCATCTTTAAGACCTATGCCCAATTCCTTAACAACGACACAATCCTTGAGGGTGCTGAGTTGGGGTGCCGCAATCCTAGCTGGATCAACATTGGCGCTTGGTGTGATGAATATCTGGTCGGACCGGAACTCCTTAGCACTCTTCGTTTCCGCCTTGCTACTCGCAACAGCAAGCTGGTCGTTACTTTTACACCTATCGACGGCTACACCGAAGTTGTCCGAGACTACGTGCAGGGAGCGGAGACCATCCGATCTAAGCCCGCCGAGCTTCTGGGTGGCCGGAACGTCCCATACCTACAGCGTTCAAGGAACCGGGATGCCGGGATCATCTACTT